CTGGCCAAGCACGCCATTTCCTGCTGGATAGCGTGCCCCGGCAATGCCATTGCGATCCCGCAATACCGCCCAGAAGTACAAGCGTGCGCCCGCGGACAAACCCATCAAGGTCGCGGTGTCCTGCGGAAATGCATAGTCACCCATCCGCTGAGCAGTCGAAAATGTGGGCGACTGGCTGTACCAGATTTCCGTCCGATCGATGATCGAGGGCGACGTTGGCAGCGTCCACTTCAAGCGAATAGCAAAAACAAGCGAAGCCGCTGTCAAATCCGTGACCGCAGCAGGTGGCGCCAAAATTCCATCAAGCTGCGTCTGCATCGACGACGCCCATATCGAGGCGACATCAAGTGCATTGAGCGCGCGCACACGACAAAGAAAGGCCCCGGCGTAAATGTTGGGGATTTCGACACTTGTGGACCCCGTGCGCGGCAAGTTGATCCACTCTGCACTGTCTCGACGCCATTGCACTTGGTAAGCGACCGCATTAGCCGCAGGCTTCCAACTAAACACCGCCGTATGACTTGCATAGCCCTGATCGATGACCGAGTACGAAGTGATCGTTACATTGGCCGGAGGCGATTGAACGCCCGGAGGAACGACGGTGATCGGCGCTGGATCAAGACGAGTTCCGAAGTCCACATTATCGAATTTCCCCGGCTCGTGCTGAATCGCAGAAATCTCCGCTTTCATTCCGTCAATACGCTTGACGCTCAAGACGCGGAAGCGCTGCGCGGACAGCTCCTCCGACTCCAACGTCCAAATGCACTCGGCCTGGGGAACTTCGGAGTACGGTGCCGTTACGGTCAATACGAGTACGGTGTCAGGCAAGCCCACGAGGTCTGCGGTCAACTCGGTCGAGTCCACCGTGAAGCGCGTCAGGTCCGCCGTCAGCCCCTGCCCGACCGCAGAGCTGATGATCCGCGTTTCCGAAATTCCGCTGGGGAGATTGACCGTAAGACGGTCCCCCACCCGCACGCCAAGCTTCGCATCCACCGTGACGACCGTAGCCGTGGCCTCACGAATTCTGCCGCCGATCCGGCGCCCGGCCAGATGCTGATCCGCAACACGAATGATGCTGCCAGGCCGAACGCGGCAGGCGTCCAGGCCTACCGAGAAGGACACCGAGCGCGTCTCCATTTTCGAAGTCAGCAACACCCACTTCCCAACGCGATTCGCCTGACCGCGCGACGTGCAACCGAACGCGCTTATCTCAATTTGCTTCAGGCCATAGCGGCCCAGAGATTGCCGGTCCTCGACATACTCAACCTTCTGCCGGCCCATGTCGGAGAGATCATTCCATGACACCAACGCGACGGTATAGCGCGTGTTCAACGGACTACCGACGTAGCTGAAGCGGCCACCAATAACGTTTGAGGACGTAAAGGTATAGACCGGGTCACCAGGCATATCGGCCACCGCGAAAACGGCGCCGCTCGCCCAGTACGCCATGCCCCGGAACGCCGACGCCAAGTCCTGCAGAACGCGATACGCGTCGGCCGCCGACTGCAGATACACGTTGCAGGTGAAACGAGGCTCTTGTCCGCCAAACCCATCCGGGACCAACTCATCGCAATATCGGCCTATTTGATACAGGCCCCACTTGTCCAGCCAGCCAGCCGGAATACGCTCGCCCAAGCCGTATCGGTCGTTACTGACCAGATCGAAGAAAATCCATGCGGGGTTATCCGTCCAAGCCAGCTTGAAGGTGCCATCCCAAGTTCCGCTGTAAGAACGGTCATCCACGTTGTAATTGGAGGGCACGCGAACAATGCGCCCCTTCCAGTCATAGGCTCGCGTGGGGATACTCTGGAACTGTGACGCATCAAGCTTGATGCCAACGACGGCCGACATGGGATAGCGCAACTTCGCGTCAACCACTTCGGTATATGCATCCACGAAAGTCTTGTCGCCGATGGTGTTGCTCGTCGCATTGGCGGTGATCCGAACGACTCGGATAGACCACCCGGATCGCGCCGAAGGCAAATCGATGCGATGCGATCGCGAATAGCGCTGCGAAGTCTTTCCGTCAAACGCGCTAAGCAACACCTCGCGATATGCACCACCGTCTGTGCTGAGTTCAATCCGATACTCCACCCGGTAGCCAGTGATATCACCGTTGCTGGTGTTGGCCAATGAGAGGCCATTGACTGCGAGCGTGATCCGCACAGCGGACAATTGAACATTGGTGAACGACTTGACCCAAGGAACAGCAGCCGTCAGTTCAACGTTTACCGCAGCCGTAACTTCTGAAGCTGGAAAACCCGGCAACGGATCTTGAGTCTGCGTGCCTGCCCGAAAATCGATTGCGACATCCTGAAAGTTCAGAGAGCCGTCCTCGTTGGCAATCGGCGTGCCGTCCAAATACACATCACGCAGTGCACCATTCAACCCGTGCGCCGGGCCGTACACCTCGCCCTCTGACACCAGGTCAACGACGCGGGCATACGCCGTGCTATGAAGACTGTCAGGTGATTCTTTCGGGCTACGGCCGGCGCCACCACCTTTCCCGCCACCAAACCCGACAACTAACGGCTTTTTCGGCATCTTGGTCCCAGAAACCACTAGGGCGCCCAAAGGCGCCCCATCAGTCTGATTATGTTGCATCGTCATACCTGATCCTCGGCGTAGATGCCTGCTGAGATTACGGAGCTGCCCACAATCATTCG